CTTTGCAAGTGTATAATCCTTAATCCATTGTTTTGCTAGATAGTCATCTAATAATTCAAAATCTGGTCTATAATTATATACATATAGCAAAATGTCTTCTTCTGCACGAGGACGCTGTAATAGAGTTAATTTTTTTGTAGTTGTATTCCATTTGAATTCGATAAAGGAACCAAACATCCTTCCTACTAATTCCTGGTATCCTGCAAAGGCATTGTATGTTGCAAGGCCGCCCATATTAGAACTAGCTAATAGGTATGTATTTGTGTAAGCAAGATTGAATGGTTCAAATAGTGTGCCACCATCGCCTCCACCTGTTCTACTGCCTATGCTTCTTCTAAATAATTTCCTAACTTCTACTACTTCGGTAGGTAATGTATAATCGTTTTGGTCTATTACTGTTGGAAGGAACATATATGATTCTTCAACTGAATTATCTGATCTTTGTCTAAATTTTGATAGTGCTGTTTCTAGTGCAGTTTCATAATGATCAGGATCTAGCTCCACATCTATCATTCCGCCGCCTAAATTAAGCTCTACGTACTTGAATACTTCTTGCTTTTTTGTTTTAATATTAGTTGCCATATACGTTCTCCGCTACAGTATTTATGCACGGATAAATACTTACGTTATGCCAAGACTGAGCTTATATAAACCTGAAAAGGGAAAAGATTACGAATTTCTAGACAAAACCATCACCGAAATGTTTACAGTAGGTGGTACAGATGTTTTTGTACACAAGTATCTTGGACCTAAAAATCCTTCAGAAGAAGATGCTACATCTGATAAGCCAAGATATGATGCAGTAAAAGAAACAAATATACAAGACATGCTGTTTCTTGAAAATAGAGACAGAAAATATGATCCTGACATTTACGTAATGCGTGGTATCTACAGTGTATCAGATGTTGATTTTGATATGAGTCAATTTGGATTATTTTTACAAAATGACATAATTTTTATGACTATTCCTATCAATTATAGTGTAAAAACTTTAGGACGTAAAATCATGTCAGGAGATGTTATAGAAATTCCACACCTAAAAGACGAATATGCTTTAAATGATTTCAATGTTGCACTGAAAAGATTTTATGTTGTTGAAGATGTAAACCGTGCAAGTGAAGGATTTTCACAAAGTTGGTATCCACACCTATACAGAGTAAAAATGAAACAGATTGTGGATTCCCAAGAATTTAAAGATATACTTGACTTGCCTTCCGAAGAAGGATCTACACAAACACTTAGAGATGTATTATCAACATACGAAACAGAGATGCAAGTTAACAATGCTGTTATCAAACAAGCTGAAGCAGATGCAGATAAATCAGGTTACGATACAACAAATCTTTATACCTTACAGGTAGACGAAAGAGGTCAAACAGAGCTTGTTACAACAGATGTAACTTCATTAGATGCAAGTACACAAAATGAACTGGCAGATCGAGTTAACCAAACGCCAGATAGAACCGGATATGATGGATATCTTATCGGTGATGGAATAGCACCTAATGGTGAAGCATTTGGAAGTGGCATTAGCTTTCCAATATCACAAGCAAAAGGTGATTATTTTTTACGCACTGACCTATTACCAAATAGATTATTTAGATATGACGGAACGAGGTGGATTAAAATGGAAGATAATGTACGCATGACACTAACAAATAAAGATACACGAGACACATTTAAAACAGGATTTATCAATAATACTAAATCTAGTAAAATTGCAGGTAACACCGTTGAAGAAAGACAAAGTTTATCACAAGCACTTAAACCAAAGGCAGATAATTAATGCAACATTTTTATGATGGACAAATACGTAGGTATATAACCCAATTAATTAGATTGTTCAGTAATTTTTCTTACAAAGACGGAGAAGGAAAATTGACACAGATTCCTGTTATGTATGGAGATATTACACGGCAAGTAGGACATATATTAAGAGACAATTCTGAGAACAAAATACCATCTGCACCAAGAATGGCCGTTTACGTTACAGGACTTGAACAAGATAGATCAAGGACTGCTGATTCTTCATACGTACACAAAATACATTTACGAGAACGTGCATATGATGATAACAACAAAGAGTATTTAAACACACAAGGAAAAAATTATACAGTAGAAAGGATTATGCCTACTCCTTACACATTGAATGTAAACGTAGATATTTGGAGTACAAACACAGAACAAAAATTACAAATTATGGAACAAATTTTAATGTTGTTTAATCCTAGTTTAGAAATACAAACCACAGACAATTATGTAGATTGGAGCAGTTTATCTGTAGTTGAACTAACAAGTTTAAGTTTTTCTAGTAGAACTATACCTATAGGAACAGAATCTGAAATTGATGTTGCACAAATGGGCTTTACTACTCCTATATATTTAAATTTGCCAGCAAAGGTAAAGAAACTAGGAGTTATAACAAATGTTGTTATGAGCATTTTTGATGAATCAAAAGGAACTGTTGATCTAGGAAATACTACTCCTGAACTACAAGCCTACGATGACTCGGAAAGTATGCATCCTAAAATGGATAAAATTTTAAACAGATCAGAAAGATCCGGAGTACATTTAAGTATGTCTACCTACAAGGATTATGACATACTGGTCATGAATAATATAGCACAGATTGTTGATCGAGGTATTGTGGGAAGTATTCAATGGGACGTAATTACAGAAGCTCTTCCAGGAACTTTTAGAACTGGTATATCACAAATACAACTTAAACGTAAATTACTTGAGGGCGAGAGTGTCGGTATAAGTGTAAATGCAAGTGTGGCTATAAACGAATTAGATAGAACGAAACTTATCTTAACATATGATGCTGATACTATTCCAACTAATACAGACTTGCCTTCACCAAGTGGACGTAATAATACAGGATCGGTTGATTTTATAGTGGATCCATTAAAATTTAACCCTGCTGGATCTAAGACAAACGGATTAAGATTACTTTTACTAGGTCCAATTAATACTAGTGCAAATGTTGGCGGGTTAATGACATATGGTCAAGACCCAACAGATGGTAGTTCAAAAGACCCTTATGATGGACCAGATGCTTGGAAGAATACAGACGGATCAGATTTTGTTGGTGGTGAAAATGATGTTGTAGAGTGGGATGGTACGAAATGGCATATAGTTTTCGATGCAAGTGCTGATGAAGGAACAACAACCAAGTATCTAACCAATTTAAACACAGGTGTTCAATATAGATGGACTGGTACAGAATGGATTTTATCGTTCGAAGGTGAGTACCAAAAAGGCACTTGGCGTCTAGTATTTTAAGATAATTATTTGTATGAGTGAAGAAATCATATGTAGTGGAGCTCTCTTCTATTGTCTTAAAACAAAAAGATTTTTATTATTACATAGGACGCAGAGCAAACAAAGAAATGTATGGGGACTTGTAGGTGGTACAAACGGCAAAAATGAATCGCCTTGGCCTGCACTAGAACGTGAAATTAAAGAAGAAATTGGGACTTTACCAAGTATTATAAAAACAATTCCGCTAGAAACTTTTGTTAGTGTAGATTCTAAGTTTCATTTTCATACATATCTGTGTGTTGTAAAAGAAGAATTTTTACCAAACCTTAATAACGAACACGATGGCTATGCATGGGTAAGTTTTGGTAAATGGCCAAAACCGTTACACATGGGCTTGAGAAACACTTTACAAAATAAAACCAACCAAACAAAATTACAAACTGTTTTTGATTTGATAGGATACTTAGAAAATGAAAAGACTTAAAAATATAACAATAGTAGGTGGAGGTTCGGCGGCTTGGCTTGCCGCGACCTATATACAAAATAATTTCTGGGATATTCCTCTCACAGTAATTGATAAAGAAGTAGGTAATCCAATTGGAGTTGGTGAAGCAACTGTGCTTACAATTCCATATTTTTTAAGGCAATGTGGTGTAAATTTGCCACAATGGTTTCAGAACGTAGATGGTACATATAAGGCAGGTATTGACTTTCCTAATTGGGTCGAACCAGGCAGAAAAATTTATCATCCTTTCTTTGTAAATAGGTCATACTTTGATTTGAAATGTACACAATATGATATATGGGCACAGAAACAAGACTTGGATTTTAGAGAACATAGCTTACCAAGTTATTCTACTACAATGGCAAATAAAGTTGACGTCTTTAATGCTTTTGAAACTCTAGCATATCATATTGATGCTGGTAAACTTGTAAAAGAATTACAAAATATTTGCTCAAATACAGTTAACGTAATTAAAAGTGATGTAGTTAAAGTAAACAGAGACCTAGATGGATATATAACCAGCCTTGAACTTAAGAATGGTACAACACACCAATCAGACTTTTACCTGGACTGTACGGGCTTCTTATCGCTGTTAAAAGACCGAAAAAAGGTCGAATTAATAGATACAGGCAGGCTGTTTACCAATGCCGCTGTGGCAGGACATGTACCATATGAAGACTTTGAAAAAGAGTGTACACCATACGTAAGTTGCCCTGCTGTTGATCACGGTTGGATTTGGAAAATACCCACACAATCAAGGATTGGTTCTGGTATGGTATTCAATAGTGATATCACAGATCCAGATGAAGCTAAGAAGTATTTTTGTGAACATTGGAATAATAGAATCAAACCAGAAGATCTAAAATTAATAGATTGGACACCTTACTATAGCGAAAACTTTTGGGAAAAGAATGTTGTATCAATTGGTTTAAGCGGAGGATTTATTGAACCACTAGAGTCAACTGGTTTAGCAAGTATGACATATGGTGTACAAAAACTCTCAGAACATATTCCGCAATACGCTTATACCCAAGATTCAATAGAAACGTATAACAGAACAATGATGTCTTGGTATTCAGATGCAGTTGATTTCGTAGGCAGTCACTATGCAGACACTAAATGGAATACAAAGTTTTGGAATTACGTTAAAGAAAAACACGTGAAATCAGAAAGACATTTATTTTATGAAGATTGGTTGAAAGATCCACAAAGAAGTTTTTATTCTGATATAACAAGTAGCACACTGTTTCACCCACAAAACTGGCAACTTTGGTTGATCCAGATGGGCTATCAAACTAATGTTGATCTTAATAGATTAAGTCCAATGCAGATTGATTTTGCAATGAACGAATTTATGACCGCAGAATTAATAAGAAATAAATTAAGCCTACCACATCAAGACGCTATAGACACCACCAACTTGGGATATGATTGGTTTGTTCGGGCTACTAGCACAGGAGACTTTAAATGAAGATAGTGGTTGTGGGAGGTGGAACCGCTGGTTGGCTGGCCGCTTTGATGATATCAAAAATAAGACCAGAACATAATGTAACTGTTATAGAAAGCAGTAAGATTGGCATCATAGGAGCAGGTGAAGGAAGCACAGGCTCGCTAACAAATATTGTGCAAAATGAAATGGCCAATATGGGTTGTGTAGAACAAGATTTTATACGTGAATGTGATGCCACGATAAAATTAGGCATAAAACACATAGGTTGGAACAAGGATACAAAGTCACATTATTATGGACCAATAGATGGTTCTCCAACAAGTGGCGATTCGGTAGACATTGTATTCCAACATGCACTAGGTTATAGAGAACAAAATCTATTGCATGTATCAACAGAACTAGGATATAAAATTGAACACAACAAAAACAGTTTTGTAGAACACAACGGTAATCATGCATATCATTTTGATGCACACAAAGTCGGAAAATATTTCAAAAAAGTTTCTTCCAACGTGACTGATATAGATAGCGAAGTAGACGAAGTCATTTTAGATCCAGAATCTGGATGGGTAACTTCGTTAAAATTAAGTAATTGCAATACTGTGCATGGAGACATGTTTATAGATGCAAGTGGATTTAATCAAATATTAATGAAAGCTGTAGGTTCAAAATGGAAGAGTTACAAAGAAAATTTACCTGTGAATTCAGCATTACCATTCCTTTTGCCCTACGAAGATGATGAGGTCATTGAACCAGTAACAAATGCTTGGGCACAAAAAAATGGATGGTGTTGGCAAATTCCAACTCTTAATAGAAGAGGTTGTGGTTATGTGTTCAGTGATGATTTTGTTACACCAGAACAAGCTCAAGATGAACTTGAACAGAACATAGGAAAAAAGATTGAACCTATTAGATTGCTTAAATTTGATAGCGGAAGGCAGGAACAGCTATGGATTAAAAATGTTTTATCGATTGGTCTTTGTGCCGCTTTTGCAGAGCCTTTGGAAGCCACAAGTATTCATACAACAATCTTTCAATTGAAACATTTTGTTTATGCTTGTTTAGGAAAAGATAGAGATGATACATGCAATCCTGCACAAATCGAAGATTACAATAATAAGAATTCACATTTATATGACACACTAAAAGACTTTTTGGTTGCACATTACACTTGTGGACGAAATGATACAGAGTTTTGGAAGCACATAGATAGTGGAGCAACTAATACAGATTTTACAAAAGCCGTACATGAACTTTGCAAACACCGTGTTCCTAATCATACTCTATTCCCTAGGCACGAAGGTTGTGCAGGTTGGCCACTATGGAGTTACGTTTTGGCAGGCACAGGCAAGTTGAGTGATGATGTTGCTAGAAGAGAACTGGCATACAACCAAGATACAAGATTATCAGATACAGCATACATGTATCATGTTGCTGATCATGATAGAAAAGCACAAAATTTACCAGATAATACAGAATACATAAGGTCTATGCAGTGATAAAAATTTATGGTGATATCATGCTTGATCGTTGGGTCTATGGATCCTGTGATAGAGTAAGTCCAGAGGCTCCTGTAATCGTTATGAAAGAAGACAATTATTCTTACAGTATAGGAGGAGCAGGTAATTTAGCAACAAATTTATGTAGCATAAATGGCAAAGTTGAGTTGTATAGTTGTGTAGCTGGCGATAAAGAAGGTTACAAACTTTTAGATTTGTTGAAGGACACAGCCATTGATAACCATATATCAGTAGATGCAAAAATGACTACTACGAAAACTAGATTTATAGGACAAGGTGGTCAACAAGTGTTACGATGGGATAGAGAAAGATTGTATCAATCAGATAATGTGATAGAAAAACTACTTGACAATATAAAAAAAGATGATATAATATGTATTAGCGATTATGCTAAAGGCACAGTAAAAGCAAATACTGTACAACAACTATTTAGAAAGTGCAAGGTGTTAGTAGACCCTAAACAACATGAATACTTTTATGACGGTGCTTATCTAGTCAAACCAAATATGAAAGAATATAAAAATTGGTTTGGAGAATTCGACGAAATAGATGCTACCAATATTATGCGAAAACATAATTGGCAATGGCTAGTAGTAACAGACGGTGCAAACGGAATGCATGTCTTATGTGAAGACACGAGATACAAGCATTTCAAAGAACCAGCTAATCAAATTGTAGATGTAACTGGTGCAGGAGATACGGTATTAGCCGTTATTGCACATTTTTTAGATAAAGGTAAAGATGTTTTTGAGGCTTGTGAAATTGCCTGCTACGCTTCAGCTAGAGCAGTTGAACGACAAGGCACTACAGTAATTACAAAAAGTGACCTTAAAAAAAGAAGTGTTCC